AAAGAATGGAATGTTTCAGGATTAGACAAACCAACAGATGAACAACTTGCTGCACAAGAAACAGCAGGTAATACTGAAGAGAAAAACAATCAAGTTAGAGCTACACGTAGAGCAGCTTACGGTGACATAGGCGACCAACTCGATGAGATATACAAAGACATCGATGCGTGGAAGACTAGAATTAAAGCTATTAAAGACGCAAACCCTAAATCATAAGGAGTAGTAAGTGGTATCGCAGTTAAAGGTAAATGAGATTATAAAGCAGTCAGGCTCATCAATAACTATTGGTGAATCAGGAGATACTATTACTTTACCTTCAAATTCTACCCTTACAAACTTTCCTGAAATGACTCCCGCTTTTCATGCATACAGAAGTGATGCACAAAGCATAAGTCAAAATACGTGGACAAAAGTAGAACTAAACGCAGAAGAATTTGATTCAGCATCTGCTTTTGATACTAGCAATAATAGGTTTACACCTCAAACTGCTGGGAAGTATTATATATATGGTTCGTGTAATAATGGTGCTGCTTTACAATCACAATACGTAGCTATTTATTTAAATGGTTCAAAAGTTTTAGAAACTCAAGGAGATGCCACATACGGTTCAATTTATAATTGTGCAAAAATAATTACATTTAATGGTTCGAGTGATTACGTTGAGCTATACACTTACTATCAAACTGGTTCGGTATCAACTTCACACAATCAAGGTCGCACATTCATGGGTGGATATAAAATCATAGGAGCATAGATGACCAGTAAACTTAAAGTAAATTTAATCAATGATGCAGGTGATAATAATCTTATCACATCTGATGGCTCAGGTAGCGTAACTCTTGGTGCAGCTTTTCCTGCTGTTGGAAAAGTTTTACAGGTTTTAACTAATGAATATACGACTACGGGTGCAACTACATCATCATCTAGTTTTACAGAACTAGGTCCTCAACTTCAAATAACACCTAGTGCATCTAATACTAAAATGCTTGTTTCTGTACAAGGTGGTTCTACTTATACAGCTACTGATAAAAATATTATGTGGACAATTTATAGAGACGTATCAGGTGGGTCTGCGACAAATTTAGGAGGTACAGATGGACTATATAAACATTTTGCAAATAGCTCTTTTTTGTTAGGGGGAGTAGCTATGCAAGTTTTAGACACACATGGAACTACAAGTAATATCGAATATAAATGTTTTGTAAGAACCTCAACAAGTAGTGCAGTCACTATTCAAGATAGTCCTACTAAAACAGTTATGACAGTTATTGAGGTATCAGCATAATGGCACTTAATACATTACCCGCAGGAGCTTTTGCAGATGATGCTATAACTTCTGATAAAATTAACTTAGCTAAT